GGGCGGCACTCAAGGGGCGGGCGGAGTAAGCTCGAATGGCGTGAGCCTTGGCGCTGCTGGCTTTGCAAATGGTGGTCATGAGTCAAACGTAAATGCAAATTTTGGCGATCTAAGCTCTCAAGCAAACGCTAGCGCAGAGGCTTTTACAAATGTAAGTGGTGGCGCAAGCGAGGAGGGCTTTAGTCTTGATACACTTGCGGCTGCGATAGATAATGCATATAACAATATATTGCCACAGCCACTAGAAGTAACTGTCACAGCAGTGGATGATAACGTAGTAACTGGTAATACAGATCAGGCAGTAAGCAGCAACCTTGACATCGAGGGCAA